ACCTGCGTCAAGTCGCCGACGATCTGCTTCAGTATTTCGGCATGGATGCAGTGATCCGAAGGGATGGAAGTCCGGATCGCGCGTGTCGCGTGGCGATCACGAACTACATGCCAACGGATAAGCCGGGCAATCTCGATACGCCTACCGATCGCCAAGTCTTCATCTCGGCGGAAACGGCAGACATTCAGATGACGCCTCCGGATTACGAGGTAGATCAGTTGGTGACGTTCGTACAGCCCCCTACGAATCCGCCGACGATTGATGAGATTTTGCCCTTCACGTCGAAGGTCAAACCGTATGCGCCCGCGGGGATAGTAGTCCTTTACGAATCCACGGTTCGCGGTTGATGGCAACGGTTCGAGTAGACAGAAGGGCGCTGATTTTGTCCACGCTGGAGGGAACACTCTCCAGCATGGACATCGAGCTTTCGAACGGCAAGATCGCCGCTGGCAACTTCGTGCACAATCGCGATCAGTTGTCGCCGGAGAAAACTCCCGGGATCATTCTTCTCGACGGCGATGAGAAGGGTTATGGACAGCCGCTGCCGCAAGGCCGCGTCGCCCCGATTCCGATGAGTACCCGTCTCGTCGTTATGATGCCTGAGATTTACGTGGTCCTAGACTACCGCAAACCTCAGAACAAGAATGTAGGAGACGATCTCACGGTCGCGCGACAAGCGATTGTCAACGCGATCATGAACGAGCCGACGATGAAGCAGGTTTGCGGATCGAATGGCCGAATTGATTACGAGGGCTGTATCACTGATCTGGCCCGAAACCGAGCAATGCACGGGCAGATGGGGCTGTCGTTCTCGTTCATCTACCCTTGGATTCCACTGGAGCTTGTGAACGATGGCTAGTAATTTCGACAGCGACCCGATTGAAGGCTCGCTCCTCTCCCCTAACATCGGCAACTATTACGTCGGTAAGGGCATCCTTTCGATCAAGCTCCTCGGTGAGGACGCTTACGTCGACTGCGGCAACGTCCCGATGTTCGAGTTCGAGTCGAAGGTGACGCAACTCGACCACTTCTCCAGCCGTACCGGCGTCCGCATCAAGGACTTCACGGCGGTCATCGAGATCGCGGGCTCGCTCACCATGCAGATGGAAGAGTTCACCGCGCGCAACATGGGCTTCGCGATGCTCGGCCTGCCTACCGGCGGCCCCAGCCCGACGCCTGATGCGATCGACGTGTTCTCGAATCCGGTGATCTTCGGCTCGGTCAAGTTCGTCGGCACCAATGACATTGGTCCGCAATACACCGCGACCTTCCCGCTAGTCAAGCTGTCGCCCTCGAAGGCACTCAGCCTGATTGGCAACACTTGGGGTACGATTGACCTTACCGGCGACGTGCTCTACGATCAGGTCAATCAGACGTTCGGCACCTTGTCGGTGTCTCTGCCTGAATCGCCCGGCAATCTTGGTTTGGGCGCCTAACGACCCCGGCCCGGCTTCGGCCGGGCTTTCCCTTGTCTTGAGGAACTGAACAAATGACTGATGCTGCTACCCTCGCCGCTTCAGGCGCCGCTCCCGCATCCGCTCCAGCCCCGACTCCGGCCGCAACCGGCGCCACGCAGACCGAGAAGCCTGCCCAGACGACCAAACCGGCCGCTCCAGAGGCCTCCGGTGCGACCGACCCTGTACAGGGCGCCGCTCCGAAAACCGCTCCAGAGGAGCCCGCTGAAGCGCCTATCGCCCCTTCCAAGACCCCAGTCGCTCTCCGCCCGGCGCCCGCCGGTCCGGAGCAGCCCGTTCGCAAGCACTTCTGATACATTATTCCGTATCAAACCCCCTCTTTGATATAGGATTCCATATGAACAAGAAACCCGGTTTGAGCCTCGCCGACATCGGCGAGACCTACGAAGATGTTCCCGTTCGCTATTCGTTCCTACGAGTCTACGGGCTCGCCGCAGAGGACGTCCTCGGGCTCCTCAACAAATACCCGGAAGTGCTCTCGAAGGCGCTGAAGGGCGCGGCCAAAATTTCGGACTTCGTCAAGGCGGCGCCGGAAGT